TCCTCAAGTAGTTTTAGATGGTGAAAATCTAGGTGGATGTACAGAAACTGTTCAATACTTAAAGGAGAATAATTTGGTCTAATGAAAGACGATTTTGACAGCGTTTATGATATGATTGAACATGCTATTGAGTATGCTTTTGAAGGAAAAATGCAACTTAAGTTTTATTCGTATTTAAAATACCGTAAGACTACTAAGGCAGAAGTAGATTCTTTTATTCAAAGTTCTACTGCTACTGAGTTGAGTGATGTTGTATTAGAACTTGAGGAATATATTAGGGGTGGAAAGGATAATGAACATAAACAATTGCGTGAAGCATATCATCATATCCCCAAACCTCAAGCAAGAAAGATAAAGAATTATTTGTATAGTATTTTAGAAGATGCCTGGAGATACTCAAGGGATAGGAAACCCGGTCGGCGCAGAAAAGGATCTAAATAAAGACGAATCCCAAATTAATAGAGGGGTTGAGTTATTATTAAGAAACAGGAGCAAAAATCTAGACCAACCTAAAACTTTTCAAATAAAGTTTGGGAATATGATTTCTTTTTTTAAAAGGGAAATTGTTTTTCATTTTAATTTTTATTTGGATATACGAAAAAAATAATCTCCAGGAGAATGCAATGGAAACTTTAGCAGTAACTTTGACTCTTACAACAGTAATGACATTTCTTGCACTTTTGATAGGAGGTATGGTAGGATGGTTGGCAAGACAGCATCATTTGGAGCAGCAGTATGTTGCTTATACTCATCCTGAGATGTTTGATGAAAATGGAAATGTAATTCCAGACGAAATTGTAGCCGTGAGGTTTGAAAACGATTATGACAGCAGCGAAGACGACGAAGACTAAACTTCCTCCTAACCCATTTCTTCATGAGGTTCTTGAGTTAGTAAGTAAGCAAAGATCAAAAGCAAAGAGGGTAGAAATTCTTAAAGAACATGGAAGTGATGCTTTAAAGTCCGTTCTTATTTGGAACTTTGATGAGACAGTTATTTCTATTGTTCCTGAAGGAGTTGTTCCTTATAATCCCAACGAAGTTCCTATTGGTACAGACCATACTTCTTTGAGAAGAGAGTGGAAAAATCTATATCATTTTGTTCATGGAGGTAATCCTAAACTGACTCCTCTTCGTAGGGAAACGATGTTCATTCAGATGTTGGAAGGACTTCATCCAGATGAAGCAGAAATTTTATGTTTAGTAAAGGATAAGAACTTAGCATCTAAGTATAAAATTACACGCGAGATTGTTAGTGAAGCATTTCCAGATATTCAATGGGGTGGTCGTTCATGAGTGAAGAAGTTGAAACTGTAGAAGAACAAAAAGAAGAGGAGAGGTTTGATTGTAATTCTTATTCTGCACATGTATTGCTAGAAAATACTACACTTGAAAAAGCAAATAATAAAAAGTTTCCTAGTGATACCTTTCTTGTTTGGTATAATGTAGAGGGGAAGGAGTTATTAGATGTAACTCGTTCCGCTAAGAAATCAAATGTTTTTGATATGTATTATGATAAGTATAAGAAAGGTTTAAAGAGAATAGAATGGGGATATGGAACAGTTAATCCTACATTGTGGGGATATAAACAACCTGATAGAAAGAAGAAAAGAAAATGAATGATAAACTTGAGAATCAAATAAATGAGATTATAAAAGATGAAATTCAGGATGTTATTAATGATTATGTGGATACTGTAGAGGATCTAGAGAAAGAAAATGGTGGAGGGTTTGGTAAAGAAAAATTAAAAGTTAATATTCCTAAGGATGAAATAAATAAACTTATTAAAGAGTATAAGAAAATTAAAAAGCGTGAGAAATCTAACCTAAATCAAGTAAGACTTTTAGATAGGTATGGAAATCATTTAAAATGAGTAAGTTAAAACCAGGAGAGAAGAATAATTTAGAAGTTAAATCATTTAATGGTATTAGCGTTACTCTATTAAGAGGTGCATTGGGACCAGGATATAGGAAGGATTGGACAGAAGATCAGTTAAAAGAATACGAGGAGTATCTTAGGGAAGAAAAATGAGACTTGGCATCATGTGTTCTGGTAATGGGTCAAATTTTGAGAATATAGTTCGTACCTGTAGAGATGATGAAGTTGTGGTGATGGTACATAACAAAGAAAAATGTGGTGCTGCTAAGAGAGCAGAGAAATTAGGTATACCACATACTCATATTAAAAGTAAGAATGAAGAATTGATAATTGATGTGATGAAAGCTTGGAAGGTTGACCTTATTGTTCTTGCTGGTTGGATGAGGATTATTTCTCCTAAGTTAATTGACGCATTTCCAAATAGAATTATAAATGTTCACCCATCATTACTACCTAAGTATAAAGGACTGCATGCTGTTGAACAGGCACTAGAGAGTGGTGATACTACCACTGGTTGTACTGTCCATTATGTCACTGAAGAACTTGACTCTGGTGATATAATATGTCAAGAGGAGGTTCAGATCTTTTCACATGATACAGTTCAGTCACTAACCAAAGTTATTCAACAGAGAGAATACGAAATTTTACCTAGGGCAATAGAAAATGTTAAGCACCAGTTACAGATTAAAACTTACTGATATCTGTTGTCGGATTAAATTGGGTCGTGATGTGAGTTTAATGGAAAGGATTTGGGTATATAAAATAACCAAATCTAATAAACATGCAGCAGGTATAGCAGAGAGATTTCAATGAAAAAATCTGAGGAGGAAATGGAAAATGAATTTCAAGAAAGGGAAAAAATAAAAGCTTTTAAAGAAGAATGTGGTGCTCTTAGATATGATACTAGGATAAATGGTATTAAATTTTGGGATGAAAGGGGTAGTGGAAGGATAGTTAGGGGAAAGAAGATTTATAAAAGTTAAAACTGTGTAGCAATGAACACATAAGTTCGACTATATAGTTATACCTGTGGTATAATAACCACATACGTTCAACCCCGTTGAGGGGTCGCAAGTAAGTCGCGGAACGGAGCGTTCATCCTATGTTCAACTTGCTATTACCAGTTCTAATTGCTTCTACATCTACAGGACTCATGTCATGTGAGGACTATAATTGGCTGATGAAGGATATGAAATTCCCCGATGTCAGTGAACAGTTGAAGCAGGAAATAGTGGAAACTATGAAAGACGGAACTGATCCTACATGTTTTAAATCATAGGACGCAAACGACTAAAGGAACGGGCCTTAAAATCCAACTACTTTAGGAGTAAAATCATGGCAAAAGTCACTTATCGTGGTGTTAAGTATGACACCAGTGACAGCAAGAGCTGTCAGAAGCAAGTCTCTGAACTCACATACAGAGGCATTACGCACACAGAATCTAAGGTTGTGTGTGCAAGGTGATCTAAGTCTTACTTTGCAAATACGCTTAAGAGAGGATCTGCTTGACAGGTCCTCTTTTTTTATACTATAATAATGGGGATGGAGGATTGTATGGACAAAGAAAAACTAAAACTTATTGTTAAAAATCTTAAATCGTTAGTTGATTGCTTGGAATCTGAAGTATATTCTGATGTTGAGTCTTATAAGTATGAGAACTATAAGCAATCGGTTCCACTACTTGATGATTATGATGAGATTTTTGATGATGATGACGGGTATCCAGATTAACTATGAAACCAGAAATTAAATTAGTAAGTGTTACTCCTGATGCGGAGAAGCACATGGCATATGTTGCTCGCGTGAGTAACCCCAAGAACCAGGACAATGATAAGTTTGCGGGTCTATTAAAGTATTGTATTCAACATGGGCATTGGAGCGTCTTTGAGCAGGCATTCATGACCGTTGAGATCAATACTACCAGAGGACTTGCCGCACAGATACTAAGGCATCGCTCATTCACTTTTCAAGAGTTTTCACAGCGGTATGCTGATGCTTCTATGTTGGATGAGAATATACCTGTTCCTGAATTGCGTAGACAGGACACAAAGAATCGTCAGAACTCTACAGATGATTTGGATCCTAAACTTGTACATGATTATGAGATAGGCATTAGAAAGCATTTTGAGAATGCGATGTGGTTGTATAAAGATATGTTAGATAATGGTGTAGCAAAAGAGTGTGCTCGTTTTGTATTACCTCTTGCTACTCCTACAAGACTTTATATGACGGGTTCAGTGAGATCTTGGATTCATTATATTGATTTAAGGTCTGCTCACGGCACACAGAAAGAGCACATGCAAGTTGTAGAAGCAATTCGTTGTATCTTTGGATGTCAGTTCCCTACAGTTGCTGAATCACTAGGTTGGGAGCGTCATGAGGAATGTCCAGAATGTGAAGACGCTCCTTCAATCCTTATTGAATAAATACCTTTACCTATTATAGATAAAATGCCTACATATCCAGTGAAACATAAAGAGACTGGAGAGACTAAAGAACTCTCTATGACCATGAAAGAATATTGTGAATGGAAAGATGAGAATCCTGATTGGGACAAAGATTGGATGGCAGGAGTTGCTGGCGTTGGAGAAGTTGGGGAAGTATATGATAAGTTAATCAAATCACATCCAGGTTGGAATGATGTTCTTTATAAAGCATCTAAAGCTCCAGGATCTAGAGTAAAACCAATCTAATTTTATGCCACGTAAAAAGAAAACGGATCAACCAATAGGTGTCGGGTTAACAGTTAAGCAGATGAAGAGGAAAAAACCAATTAATGCTGAGATGCTGAGAGATATTGAACCTCTCACAGAAAATCAGCAAGTTTTATTTAACTCATATGAGAGTAATAAAAATCTGGTAGCATATGGGTGTGCTGGTACAGGCAAAACATTTATTACACTTTACAAAGCACTTAAAGATGTACTGGATGAAACTACTCCTTACGAAAAGATTTATATTGTTAGGTCTCTTGTTGCTACCAGGGAAATTGGCTTTCTTCCTGGTGATCATGAAGATAAGTCCACACTTTATCA